GTTTTTTTGGTTGCTGATTTTCCCACATTTATTTTCTTCCACTTTGTCCAATCCCATTTAGAAGCACCGGCGTTTTTTGTATGTAGACGATACCATAGCCACTGTCCATCCTCATATTTTTTCGCCGGTATCTTCCAAGATATTGTAAATTTCAAACCGTCTCTCGATATAGACAGACCGCTAGGAGCAGCAGACTTTTTCTTTGCCATTATGCCATTTTCACCTGCCTTCTAAGTTCACTTGCCATTCTTCTTCCCCATTCTTCTGGGTTATCTGCACCGTTTACAGTTACGTTAATAGTTACATCGTTTTTCGTTCCCTGTGTTGCCTCTTTGATATCGTTCATCAGTCTGCTACGACCGTACAGCATCTCGTCTCCTGCTTCTCCTGCTCCAAACAAGGTGGCATCAGAAAATACATATGGACTTTCCATGGCTTTTTTATACCAGCTAATGTGGAATGATGGCAGGGAACCCTTTCCCCCAATACCGAACGGAGCTTTTCCGCCGGAAACACTCAGGTGCGGTAGGTTTAGGTGTGGAAGAGACCAGCTAAACTTTAAGGCGCTCTTAAACCGTCCAGGGAAGCTTTTTACAAGGGATACTGCCTTAGTAAAGATACTTTTAACAGCCGATGGTATCTTAGTAAATGCTCCTTTTACAGCCGATAAAATACCATTTCCCTTAAATGCTCCCTTGAATCCGTTTACAGCATTTTTAGCGGCACCCTTTAAAAGGGAAGGGAGATTTTTGACCCCTTTTATTATGCCGGTAACAATGTTTTTACCAAGTGAAAACCAGTTAAACGCTGTAAATACGCTTACGATTGCTGTGATAATCTTCGGTAAATTAGCAATTAATAACGGAATCGCACGAACTAAGCCAATCGCTAAATTTGTTATGATTGTTACTCCTGTTGCAAGGATTTTTGGCGCATTATCGTTAATAATGCCAGCCAAATTCGTTATGATTGTAGGTACATATGCAATCAATACAGGAATAGAATTAATCAGCCCTTGAGCAATATTCTGGATAAGTGTCAGGCCTGCATTTATCAATTTGCCTGCGTTGCTCCTCAATGACTCTGTAAATTGTGTCAGCATCGGCAACGCCTGCCCCAAAAAGGTCGGGATGCCCTGAGTCATGCCGTTAGCGATAGTCGTCAGCAAATTAACTCCGACCGATGTAAATACATTTAGCCCTGTGGAAATCGTAGAGGCAAGATTATTTAACAGTTGGCTGACAGCAGTTGTAATACTGCCAGAATTTTGAGTAACGCTTGAAATTAAACCGTTTATGAGGTCGCCGCCGATTTTTGTCAGCCCCGGCAACTGGCCGCTAAAATTAATCGCATCTTGCGCCAGTTTGGAAAGGGCGCCGCTTATGCCGCCAGATTCCATCGCCTCAGCTAATCCACTAACCTCGCTTGTTATACCTTTGATGGCACCACGGATAGTACCCGAAAAGGTATTATAAAAAGCAAGTTGCAGGCCTTCTGTGGCGCTAGATAGCAAGGTTATGTCGCCCTGCAAATTATCTAACTGCGTAGCCGCCTGTTGTGCTGCGGAGCCGGAAGAATCCTGTATTCCTTTCCAAAATTTTTGCACAGTCGCATCACTCGATGCGGTCATTTTATTAAACGCCTGTAAGCCTTGCGTTGTAAAAATCGTTGCAAGAGCATTGTTTTTTTGTTCCGCTGTCATACCCTGCAAAGAGCCATTAAGCTCGTCTACGAGGTCGTTAAAATCTTTTGCCTCGCCGTTTGACTTATAGGCGGATACACCTAACTGATCTAAAGCTTTTGATGCATCATCAGTCGGAGTATATAAGTCCGCCATTGCCCTATTTAATGCCGTAGATGCCTCGGAGCCTGTCACATTCTGCTCTGCCAAACGGAGTAAGGAAAGCGTGACACTGTCCGCCGCTTGACCGTAGTTTTTCGCCGTGGCGGCAGAGCCTGAGAAAGCCTCTCCGAGTCCTCTTACATCCGTATTGGCAAGAGTAGCACCCTTTGCCATTAAATCGGCGTAATAAGATGCGTTACTCATCGAGTCGCCAAAGCCTTTTACCGCACCCGCGGTATACGATGCCGATTCTTCCAAGCTCATAGCACCAGCAGAGGCAAGGTTAAGTACCGTTCCGATGCCACTAATCTGTTCGTCAGCCGACAAACCAGCCTGAGCAAGGATATTCATGCCTTCCGCCGCTTCCGTTGCGGTGTACTTAGTAGTGCGCCCCATTTCCTCAGCCTTGGCTTTGACATTCCCTATTTTATCTACGGTTGTTCCCATGGTAGCTGCTACCTGAGACATTGCAGTATCAAAATTCATTCCGGCATCTATTGATGTTTTTGTAAATGCAACGGCGGCAGCAGAGCCGGCCACCATAGCTGTTTTAGCTACTTTCCCGACCGCTTTAAATGCCCCGCCAATTTTTGATGTGGACGAGCTGGCGTTACCTTCTGCGTCTTTCAGCCCCTGCTTATATGCGGTATCTTTGATTGCCAGAGTGACAAACAATTCCATCACATTCAATCACTCATCACCACCAATCCGGCTTTTTTAATGACGTCCGCGGCTATTTCTTCGCCAGTCTTTGTTACTGTTTGCTTTTTATCGCTATTAATTAAATCAAAAAATGATACATAGAGATATTTCCCACCGAACGCCTGCGAAATGCTTTCGGTTACATATTTCAGCCCATCGGCCATGTATCGTTTGTAAATTAATTCCTCTGTGTCGTCTAAAATCTTAGCCTTGACGTACAGCAAGAATCCCTTTACGCTTCTTCCTCTGTATTCTCCTGCGCATCGCCAGAGGGTTCTTCTGCTGCGCTTGTTGGCGCTGAGAAAAAAAGCTGACGTACCTCCGGCTCATTGATGAGGTCAACCATGCCTTTGATAATGTCCATTAATTTATGCTTTTTCTTGTATTCCTCAACACTCTGCAATTCAAACGCTGCTAAGATTCCAATTACATCATCTTTGTGTGTTTTTAACAGCCTAGGAGCTGTTTTAGCACCCCTAGCAAAGACTTTGATATATTTCTCCCCTTCCTGCGGTACAAGCTTCTGGCACAGGCTGAGCGCATCATCATCGTCTGCAATGTTACCGATATGTTCGAGGGAGTTCGCAATGGCTTCTAAACCCTGTTCTGCTGTTAATTCTGATAATTTCATGCTTTACCTCCTACGCCGCTTCGCCTGTTTTGATATAAACCTCGTAAGGTACTGTCTCTGCGTTCTTAATGCTGTAATGTCCTGTGTATTCGAAATCAAAATTTCCTTTGGATTTATCATCTGATTTAATCTTAAATCCGCCCGTTGAGAGTGCATTCATAATTTTGATTGCGATAAATCCGGCGGAATCCCCGGAATTTTCGTCCGAATAGTCGCCAATCCACCAAATATCCTTAAAATCTTCTGCCTTTAAATCTGCCCTTGGTGTTACTTTGTTTCCCGCTACGTCTGCCGCCGCCATAAAACTTTTAGCCTGTGCGGTATCCATTGTAACGGCTGTGCCTGATAATTTTACTTCGATAGATTCGATTTCCTTGAGTTCCATCGTGTTTTTAGGCACATTATCAATGTCTTCCCCGAAATCCGTAAAGGATGGCTCCGCGCTAAAGCTACAACCGCCGCTGGTTGCCATGAGGATGTTAGTTGCTGTTATGGCACCCGTTTCCGGCTCAAAAGCTGATACAATAATACCGGCGTTAATCTGTATTTTTTTGAAAAGGTCAGAAGGTACCTGCGTATACTTCATTTGCTCACCTCATTAAATAGTTATAAATTGCATAGTTATTACTGTGTATCTGCGTACTATCGACGAGTCGGCTTCATCGACCAAAGGGGTCCACGGCTGGTCCTGCGACAGGAAAATAAATCCATCATCGCATTTTACCGTAGTGCCCCCTTGCAATCTGTCACTGATTTCTTTTGCTTTTTTGTTTGGGACTGCCTCAGATTCTGTGTGATACCAAATGTTTACAGTGCTGGCGGCGGCTGCGCCTGTCCACCAGTTTGCTATAATCGGCTCATATGTGATAAAAGGGAAAGCAGCATCTTTCGGCACCCTGTTAGACGGATATGCAGTTATGCCGAAGGATGACCAAAATTGATACAGTGCCGCTGTTGGAGTCATGACGTTAACTCCCACTTCTCCGCCATGACCTGTGCTATGTCTAAATTAGACGACGCAGGAGTTTCTTTTTCCCCTGCATTTGATGTGATCCTAAAAATCTTTCCGTCTTTTGTTTTTAATACATCGTGATAGCTCAGCTTTACTGTTTTAGCTGTAGTAATTGTATATGTTGCTGTTACGCCCTCTTTTTCCGCCACTCTAGCAGACATAGAGGTATCTCGGACTATTGCCGCCTGTATTTCTGCGCCCTCGACCCACTCGGTGATAAATCCACCCTCACCGTCAGAAGTGCGCTTTTTATCCATGAGTATGCAATCCTGTAAAAATTCGTTGATTAAACTCATGCCATTTTCCTCCATGGGTTCAGGCGTGCCCTAAAGGCATCTTGCCATGTGTAGGTCTCGCCCTTGCTATTTGTTGCTCTGCTGTACGAATAGCCGCCAAATGACTCTGACTGATACGCTCCTAAATTACCGTTTTTCTCCTGCCACTCGCTGATTTCGTCCACCAGTGATAAAAACGGTTTAGGGATAGCCAGTGGAACCACTACGCCGTCAAACGTCTCCTCTTGTAACGGGGCAGTATCGCCTTTGTGATACTGATAAACCCCGTCATTAAATATGGAGCCACTAATTAAATAATACTGCCCGTCCTGTAGCGGGAGGCGAATTGCGGCGTCAGAATAACGCAGGTCTTTGGCATCTGCTGTTACATCTGTATGCGTGTCAAAAATCCATTCCCCGATTGTTATTTTGCCTGTGATCGCCGCCCCCTTGACCGGGAAGAAATTGTGAATGTGATTCATGATTTCATAAAGCACTCAATCAACCCC